GACCTACGGTTTACGAAACTCACGCGATCGTGAACAGTTGCGCGAGGTTACGGGGTAGGTCGCCCGAAATCGTCCGAAGTCGCGTCACCCCTCCCCCGGCACCAGCGCGAACCCGCCCGGCCCGTCGTCGTGGACGTAGAGCGCGGCGCCCTCGGTGACGATGAGCGACCACCCGCGGCCGACCGAGACGACGACGACGTCCTCGGCCTGGTCGGGCTCGGGCGGCAGGACGTGCGGGGTCATCGCTGCCGGACCTGGAGCCGGAAGGTGCGCTCGACGACGCGGCCCTCGGCTGTGGTGATGCGACACGCGACGTCGTAGTCGGTGCCGGCCGTGCCGCCTGCGAGCCACACGGTGGTCGTGGTCGTCGTGAGGCTGGACGCCTGCGGCTCGGTGAGGCCGGCCGGGACGGTCCAGGTGGCGGCGACGACGGTGTCACCGTCGGGGAGCCACTGCGACCACGTGATCGTGTAGTCCAGCTCGTCGGATGGGTCCTGGGTGTAGCGGGCGATCGGGGTCATGCGGCGGCGCTCCTGCTCTCGGTGGGGAGCACCACGAGTCGGGGCTCCGGTGAATGGATGGCGGTGCGGCTCTCGGCCGGGACGGCGGCGAGACGGGGCTCGGGCACGACGATGCCGACGCGCGACTCGCCGAGGACGAGGGCCGAGCGGGGGCCGCCGAGGTAGGCGCGCGGGCCGACGTCGACCGCGACCGCTCGAGCGGTGACGGTGAGCGCGCCGAGGACGACGCCGGCCTCGCCGCGGACCTCGACGGTGCCCGTGGCGACGGCGACGAGCTCGCCGAGGGTGGCGGCGAGCGTGCCGACGACGCCGCTCTCGCCGACGGTGCCGGACGCCGAGACGACGAGGGCCCCGAGCGTGACCGCGAGCGTGCCCTCGACGGCCACCGTGCCGGCCGCGTCGGCCGTCAGCTCGCCGAGGGTGGCGGCAAGGGCGCCCGAGGCCAGGACGGCGCCCGTGGCCGCCGCCGTGAGGGCGCCGAGCGTGACGTCGGCGGACCCCTCGACGTCGACGGTGCCGGCCGCGCTCGACGTGAGGGCCCCGAGGGTCGCCGCGAGCTCGCCGCGCACGTCCACCGTGCCGGCCGCCGAGGCCGTGACGGCGCCGAGGGTCTGGGAGAGGGCGCCCCGGACCTCGACGTCGCCTTCGCCGGCCGCCGTGAGGGCGCCAAGGGTCGCCGTGAGGGTGCCGGCGACCTCGACGGAGCCGGTCGCCGCGACGGTGACCGCCCCGAGCGTCTGGGAGAGCGCGCCGACGACCTCGACGGAGCCGGTCGCCGTGCTCGTGACGGCGCCGAGCGTGGCCGCCGCGCTGCCCTGCACCTCGACCGTGCCGGCGGCCGAGCTGGTGAGCGTGCCGAGGGTGGCCGACACGGTCCCGACCACCTCGACCGTCCCGGTCGCGCTCGCGGTGAGCGTGCCGAGCGTCGCCGCGAGGGTGCCGGTGATCGCCGCGTCCTCGACCGTCCCGGCCGCCGAGAGCGTGACCGCGCCCAGGGTGACGCCGAGCGACCCCTGCACCTCGACCGTGCCCGTCGCGTTCGAGGTGAGGGCGCCCAGCGTCGGCGACGCCGACCCGACGACCTCGACCGTGCCCGAGGCGCTCGACGTGAGCGCCCCGAGCGTGATGCTCGCCGACCCCTGGACCTCGACCGTGCCGCTCGCCGACGACGTCAGCGCGCCGAGCGTGACGGCGAGCGTCCCGTTCGTCGACGGCGTCGCAAGCTGCGCCGCTGCGGGTGCCGGTGAGTACCAGAGGAAGACGCTCACGGCGTCATCCGATCTGCCGGATGCTCGCGTCGAAGGCGCGATCGGTGCCGGCGATCTTCTGTAGCGTCACGTCCCATCCGTGCATGAGCACCAGCGGGGGCGTGCAGAACACCGAGCCCTGCGCGCCCGAGAGCGACCAGGCCATCACGACGCGCTTCGTGCTGCCCGAGAGGACCTTCTCGTAGATCCGCAGCGTGAAGTCGTCGGCCTTCGCCATGTTCGCGCAGTCGACGAACACCTGGTAGACGCCGTCGGTCGTGTCGTTCTGGAGCGACGTCGTGCCCGAGAGCAGCGAGATCTCGGACGCGCCGACGGTGACCGCGCTCATCGTGTCGTACTCGGTGATCGCCATGGTCCCTCCTCAGCCCACCGCGTAGATGAGCCCGCCATAGGCGGCGTCGTTCGTCGTCGCGTTGCTCACGAGCAGCGAGAGGCGCGTGCCGCTCGGCACGTCGCGGAACGCACCGAACATCGGCATCGGCCCGGACATCTGCTCGGTCGTAGCCTTGGGATAGAACCAGGTGCCGATGCGTTCCTCGGTCGCCGCGCCCACCCCGATCCCCACGTTCACCCATCCCGCCGCGGCGATCGAGCCGTCCGCCTCGACCTGGAATCCCGGCAGAAAGTAGAAGTGATCGCGCGAGCTGCTCGCCGTCATTTCGGTGACGCTCGCCGTGCCGCCGCTCGCCGCGGGCGTGACCGCCTGGCCTCGCGCGCTGTTCACCTTCGTGCCGTACGTCGTGACGCGCCCGCCGACCCGAAACGGCGGGTTGCCGTTGCCGTACAGGTACACGCCGACGCGCACGGCGTTGCTCGTGACCGCGCTCGCGGCCTGCGCCGAGATCCTCGTGCCCGCCGGGATGTAGAGCGGGAAGAAATACCGCATCGACGTGCCCGCGTAGGCGAAGCCGCCGATCAGCGAGTCGATGATCTTGTCCTCGGTCGCCGCGCCCGCGAGGATGTCGACGCACGTCTCGGACGACACGGTCGACGCGCCCGTGCTCACGATGATGACCTCGATCCCCCACGAGTCCTGCGTGTTGTTCGCCGCCGAGATCAGCTCGACGACGGACCCGTAGGTGTTCGCCGAGCCGCTCGACGTCACCTGCGTCCACGGGTTCGCCGTGCCGACGATGCCGGCGTTCGAGATCACGCGCGTGCAGCACTCTTGGGGGACGAGCAGCATCAGGCGTTGCCGTCGGTGAGGGTGAAGCCGGTGATCGTGACGTTCTGCCCAGACGCGATCGACGTGTTGTCGAGCGTCATGTCGCCGCCGCCGCCCGTGATCGTTACGGTGCCCTGGATGCCGCAGACGGTGCCGCCGCTGTCGTAGATGCGGAAGTGCGCAGCGGTGCCCGTGGCGTTCGCGCTCGTGTCCTGCCACGTACCGCTCTTGGCCTTGCTGCCGCCGGAGGCCGCCGCCATCCAGTCGGACGGGAGCGTCAGTTCGGCGAGGACGGTGCCCGAGTCGGCGGTCGCGCAGTCGGCCGGGGCCGCGCCCGTGCGGATGCGGAGAACTGCGGTGGCGCCGATGGTCGACTCGATCGTGTCGAGGCGTGCGTTGCGGACTGCGGTGGAGAGCTGGATAGCCATGTTGTCGAGGGTCCTTTCGGTGTCAGGCGAGCCAGCTCGCCGGGATGGGGGTGCCGTCGCGCTCGGTGCGCTCGGGCTCGAAGCGGAGGCCGTACTTCGTGCAGGCCCACAGGCCGACCTCGCGCGTGATGATGCGGCCCGGGCACGCGGGCTTTCGGCCGCGCGTCTGCCGGTGGAGGTGGATGAAGCGAATGTTCGGCAGGGCTTCCAGGTGCGACGCGATGCCTGCACGCCCCGCCTCGATCACGGCCTCGAGCGAGTAGCCCGCGGGCGCATCGGTCGGCACGCCGTCCTCGCCCCAATCGCCCTCGTGCTCCTGGCCGACGTCGGTCGGGCAGAAGGCGTGACCGTGGTAGACGTACCAGTCGCGCGGGTAGCCGAGGATGGCGTTGCCCGTCGCGAAGCACGTCATGTGCGCGTGCACGTTGACCGCTCGCCCCTCGATGGCTTGCGCCCGGCTCATGCCCTGCGCGAGCAGGCGCTTGCTCGGGCTGTAGTAGCAGCCGGTCGCGTGGAGCGTGATGCCCGTGATGGCGTCGACCTTCCGCCGGACGGTGCGCCCGTTCGGCATCTTGCGGACGCGCTCGACGGGCTCGAGCTTCCCCGTCTTCTTGTCCCGCTTCATCGTGGGCGGCACGGGCTCGACTTGGAGCGACGAGAGATCACGAATCACGAGTCCCCCCGCACCTTGAACACCGCCGCCACGACGGCGCCGACGAGCAGGAACCACAGGCCCCCGCCGATGAGCGCGCACCAGTGCTGCCCGGTCATCGGCCGCCCCGATCCGGCGGCACGCCGTACTCGTCCCGGAGTTGCTTCTCGTTCGGGTCGAGGACTTCGAGCACCTCGGCCCCGACGCGGAGCCCTTCCTTCACGTCGTCGCGCTTGGCGACCAGGCCGCCGAGGCCGACGATGCGCCGGAGCCAGGTCACGGCCTTGCGGAACCGACGCTGCGCGCGGGGCTTCACTGCGCACCATCCTTCGGCGGGATGGGCGACGGCAGAAGGTGCGCCGCGACGGCGGCGAGCAGGGCGCTCCCGGCTTCGGTGCGGCCCGTCACGAAGCAGGCGATCGCGCCCGCCGCGAGTAGCAGCGGGACGACTGCGTTGATTGCCTTGGCGTTCATTCTGCGGGCTCCTGGGTGGCGCGCTGCGAGTCGCGGCGCAGTTGCTCGATCTGGGTCTGCATCCACACGACGACGCCGCGCAGATCCGCGAGCATCGTCTCCGTGGCCGCAGCCCGCGCATCCGTCTCCGCGTGCTTGCGCTGGCAGTCCGCGATCGTGGTCCGCAGCTCGGCCACTTCCTCGCGGCACTCGCGGTGCTCGTCGGCACGCTCGCGCACGAGCTCGGCCGCAAGCTCGGTGCCCTTCGCGTCGTCGCGTCGAGCCGAGCGCACGGCGTCGAGCAGCCGAGGAATGGCCACGACGAGCACCGCCGCGATGCCGCTGCCGCCGCCGACCGTCGAGAGAATTTCGCCGTACTCCATGCGTTCACCTCGCCTCGAATCGAATCGCCGAAAACACAATCTCCACCGCGTTCGCCGCCCCCGCGCAGTACACGCCGATCCCGATCTTGGTCGGCTGCGCGTTGTTCCACGCCGAGTCGACGGCAGGCAGAACGACCAGACCCGGCAACCCGTGCTTCTCCACGAAGCCGCCCGTGTTGCCGCTCGACCGCATCCGCGCGAGGTACGCCGGCGGCACGCCCACGTCGGCATCCGTCCACTGCACACGCACGCCCACGGTGCCCACCGTGTCCGCGTTCGCGCTCGTGATGTCGGTCGGGTTCGCGCCGTTGAACGATGCCCACGCGAGCTTTGCCGTGCCCGCCGGGTCGACCCCGTGCGCCACGAGATTCGCCAGCGGCGGCGATGCGCCGTCGACACCCGCGAACGCCACCCCGCCGAAGATGCCGTCGCCGGGGCTCGTCACGATCGTCACGCCGACGAACGCCTCCGCCTCCATGCTGCGCATCGGCACGGTGTCCGTGAACCACAGAAACGAGCTGTCCCCCGCGCTGCCGGCCGTCGCCGAGAACCGCAGGTAGAGCTGCCCGTTGACCGCGTACGTGTCCCACGTCGCGCCCGTGAAGCCGGACGTGACCGGCGCGTCAAACTGGATGGTGTCCACCCCATTCCACGCAGCGAGCGCGCCGCCGCCGTCGACCTCGAGCGTGAGCACCCGCTCGTTCAGGCTGCCCGCGTTGCTCCCGTCCGAGAGTCCGACCTCGTCGAACAGCTCGACGACGCGGTCGCTGATCTCGTTGATCTGCGCCGCGCTCCACTCCCACGACGCGCCCGTCGCCGGACGCCGGTCCGTCTTGGTCGCCCCGATGCTTCCCTCTGTCCGTGTCGGCTTGGTCGTGATGGTCATGACGACTCCTCAGAAGTTGCGGGGGCCGGGGTCGGTGAAGACGATCGTGAAGAACCGCACGAAGTCGTTGTTCGTCGCGGCGTCGTCGCCCGCCTCGACCTCGACCACGTAGCGGAGCCCGGTGCGGTCGAGCGTCAGCGACAGCGCGCCGCTCAGGATTGCCTGCACGTTCGTCGTGCCGTCGTCGTAGACCTCGAGCTGGTTGACGGTCGCGCCCGTTCCCGTCGCCTGCTCGATGCGCAGGGTCATCCGGTTGACGTTCGACGCGCGCGCCGCGCCCGGCGTCACGCTCACGCGCAACTCGGTGACCGTCGCCCCGCCCGGCACGTACGCGCCGAGGTCGAAGAACGCCTTCATGTTGTCGGTCTTCATCGTGGCGCCGGTCGCCGTGATCGACATCGTGTTGTCGGTGCCGGTGACGAGGACCGATGCGGGGACGAGGACCGTGCGCGTCGGCGGCGTGATGTACTCGACCTCGGCCGAGTCCGAGACGCGCACGCCCGAGTTCTGCACGACCTTGCCGTCGGTCCCATCGAACCGCGCGATCGCGTTGTCGGTCGAGGACGCGGGCCCCTGCACCTTCTGGAGCTTCAGCTCGTCGGCGTAGTCCTCCAGGTACGTGAGCCACTCGGAGTCGACCGAGAACAGCCAGTTGAAGAAGTCGGCCGGGATGGGCTCGGCGGGGATGAAGCCCTGCGTCTCGACCGTGACCGACGGGGCGACCTTCGTGTCGGCGCCGTCCCAGCCGTCGCCGGGCGCGTTGTAGGTCGCGTCGGTTGCGACGGTCGGGATCGGGTTCGTAGGTGCTACCGGGTAGGCCATCTTAGATCCTCGCCGCGAAGAGGCCGCCGACCGAGTCGTCGAGCGACCAGCCGAAGCCGTTGTCTGGTCCCGTCACGCCCGCGACTGCGCCGCCGGACCAGCCGAAGCGCGCGGGCCGCGTCGCGCTCGTCTCGTATCGGCCGTCCAAGTTCACGCCCGCGGGCTTCGTGGTCCGCGCGATGGTGCGCAGGTCGGCCGGCAACGACGGCACGCGGTACACGTTCAGCGCGAGCGCGGCGGGCGCGGGCTCGCGTAGTTCGATCGTCCCGTCGCCGATGGTGGCGCCGAGGTAGAGGCGCAGGATTTCCAGGATCTGCGAGTGCCGCCCGCTGCATCGGTTGATGAGCACGCGGACGCGGATGGCCGCGCGGTAGTCCTCGTCGGAGCGGTCGCGCCGGGGCTCGCCCACGATGTCACCGAGGCCGTCGAGTTGCGCGTCCTGCGCGAGGTCGACGTCCGCCGCGAGCAGCACGCCCCACACGGACTCCTCGACGTCCTGCACCTGGGCGAGGTACGAGGTGAGCAGCCCTTCCACGTACGGCTTGCCCTGGAACTGCTCGAGCAACAGGTCGACGCCGGTCCCCTCGTGGTCCGATTCGTAGGCGAGTGGGGCGTACGGCGTGGTGAGCGCCGTGTCCATCTCGCCGGGAATGGGGAGGGGAAGCGTCGGCATCAGACCACCGTCACCGTGATGTCGACCGTCGCGAGGGAGACGAGCTGCCGGATGGTCGGCGTGATGTCGGTCTGCGAGCCGCTCGGGGTGCCGGTCGTGTTCTGCCCGTAGGCGGTGACGGCGAGGACGCCCGCGACGCCGTATGGCGCGCCGATCGCGCGGGTCCAGCGCAGCACGTCACCGGCGCCGAGGTCGTCGGCGACGGCCGAGATCGCTTCCTTCACGGCGGTGTCCCCGGCGTACGTGTCCGGGTCGACGACGACGGTGACCCAGGCGTACGCGCGCAGGGTGCTCGGGCGCGTGAAGCTCACCGAGTGCGACGTGCCCATCTCGTCGACGACGGTCCGGGTCGTGCTGCCGTAGGTGCCGATGCCGGCCGCCTTGCTCGCGAAGATTTGCTCGGCCACCGCCTGGTTGTCGTCCGCCGTCGGCGACGCGGGGCCGTAGACGATGCACTCGATCGAATGGCCCGGGACGCCGTTGCCGTCGGTCGTCGAGGTGTCGTTCTCGAGGATGTTGACCGACTCGACCTGCGCGATGTCGCGCAGAAGGTCGGCCCGGATGGCGTCGACCGTCGTCGAGCCGATGGCGCGGAGCTCGTCCTCGCGTCGGGCGCGAAGGGCGGCGTCGCTCTCCTCTTCCTCGCCGAGCGTCGCGTCGTCGGCGTTCGTCACCGAGTTCCACCCGGAGACGGCCTGCGCGATGACGGTCAGCGTGGCGGCGTTCGCGCGGACGGGGCCCGTCTCCTCAGCCTCGAACACGGCGTCGACGTTCGCCGCGCTGCCGCCGGAGTTGACCACCGCCTCGGAGTTCACGAAGCGGGACGTCGGCGAGCCGAACACGGACGCGATGAGCGTGCCCGCGGCGTAGGTGCCGGGGTCGACATTCACGGTCGCCGTCACCGTCGAGGCCGTCGCCGCCCGGCGCACGGTGCCGGTCAGCGCCGCCCGCAGGGTCAGCGCGCGGCCCGTCGCCGAGTCCGCGAACATCGACTGATAGACGGCGTCGAGGCCCTCCCACAACTCGCGGAGCTTGGAGGCCACGATGCCGTTCATCTGGCCGACCACCGAGTCGGTCGAGGTGTTGATCGTCGGCGAGATCAGGGACCGCTCGAGCGCGGCGATCTCGTCGAGGATGTCCTGCAAGGACTTCGCCTCGAAGCCGGTAGCGGTGAGACCTGCCATCCCCCGACCGTCGCCGAGGGGGGCCGATTACGTCAGGGCCGGGACCTCGTCCACGTCCGAGCGGGTGGTGGCCACGAACGGGACCGCGAATTCCTCGGCGGTGATGGTGGCCCCGTCGGTCGTGACGGCCGAGCCGGTGACCCGCAGCGTCCGGGTCTGCCGGTCGAAGTCGAGGCCGATGTCCCGCACGCTCGCGATCCCCGGCGTCTCGGCGATGGTCCTCCGGTACGCCTCCCGGATGGCCACGAGGTCGGGGTTCGCCACCAGGATCCGCTCGAAGTAGGGCACGCCCTCGCGCTCGTCGAGGAACCACTCGCCGAGGAAGTGCTGGAGCCGAATGCGGACGTGCTGGGCGATGGCGTCGCGGCCCTCGATCACCTCGTAGTCGCCCGCGGCGGTGAGCAGGATGTCGCCGGTGAGCGGGTCGATCGCGATGTCCATGCCCCAGCGTCGCCCACCTTGGCGCGCCCGTCAGAGGCCGCTAGGCTGGGCCCATGCGCCTCGTCCTCGCCCTTCTCGCCCTCGCCGCTGCCTGCACCCCGGACGCTCCAGGCGCGCCCGCGGATGGCGGCGTGGACACGGCGGCGCCCGTCCTCGACCTCGGCCCGCGCGACACCGGCGTCGACCTCGGGACGGACGCAGGGGTCGACCTCGGCCCCGCGTGCGAGTGCTCGAGCGTCGGCCCGTGCTGCGACGGGTGCCACCCGCTGCCGGCGTGGACCGAGTGCCACATCGTCGCGCAGCCGGATCGATGCTGGCCCGATACCTACGTCGTCCCCGGATGGCGCGGGCACGTCGAGACGCGGACCTACTGCGGGACGACCGGCGCGTGCGATGGAGTCACCGAGACGGTCGACGTGAAGTGGTCGTGCGGCTCGACGAGCTACTGCATGGTCCGCACGTCGATCGACGGCCAGGCCGTCTGCGTCCGAAACTAGACCGCCTTGACCTTCGTGGCCGCCGTGGGCGCGCTGGTGTTCACGACGACGGGCGCCGCGGTCGCGCCTGCGCCGACGGTCACGCCGCCGTGGACGTGCGACCCGAGCGCCGTCCAGAGCTTCCCGATCTCGGTGTCGACCTTGCTCGAGAGCGCCACGAAGTCGGACGCCGTCGGCGCCCCGAGCCGCACCTCGGTCGTGCCGACGATGACGACCGACCCGGCGACGATGGCCGAGGACGGGAGCGCGTCGGCGCGCGGGAACAGGCCGGGGATGGCGACGGCGCCCGAGAGCGTGTGTGTCCGCTGGTCGCCCGGCGAGCCGTCGCGGCCGGTGTAGCGCCACTGTCCGATCGAACGCTCCGCGAACACGAGCAGCACCGTGTCGCCGGCCGCGATGGGGAACGTGATGTACCCGCCGCCGCTGCGGGGGAACATGACCGGCACGTCGAAGATGGTCGGCAGGGGCTCGTCGACGAATCGCCCGTCCTGGTCATGGGTCGCGCCCCACACCGTCGGCCGGACGGAGACGGTCTGCGTCGTCGCGTCCCACTCGACGACCTCGGCGGGGAGCGCGGTGTGGACGGCACGCAGCCGGTCCTCGATGACCTCGCGCAGCACGTCCGCCTGGGTGGGGCTGCCACCGAATCGCCGTCCCTCGGTCATGCGGGCTCCGCCTGCGCCTCGCAGTACCAGTCCGCGCCGTGCGTGTCGCCAGAGTAGGCGACGCGGACGACCCGGAAGTCGCCGCCGCGGATGGTGGTCGTGTCGGGACGCACGAGACGACCGGGAAACAGGTCCGGGATGAGCAGCGTCTTGAACTTGATGGCCGACCGCTTCTCGCGCGAGATGCCGCCGACGAGGCCGGTGTCCGGCGAGATGACGAGCGCCGTGCCCGCGAGCGCCCGGCCGAGGGGCAGAAGCTGGAGCGCGCCGTTCTGCACGCTCCACTCCAGCTCGCACGAGGCGCAGAGCTGGTCGAGCTCGCGCGCGACGCGGCCCTCGAGCACGGTGCCGTCGACGAACGTCGAGCCGCCCGACGAAAGCACGGCCGAGGACACGACCTCGGCGACGTTGCCGCGGCCGACCCCCATCGCGTCGGCGAGGTCGCCGAACACGGTCGAGAGCGTCGTGCCGGGGCGGTAGCTGCGGCCGGTGCGAGCGGTGCGGATGGCGGTCCCGCCGTCGGCGCCGTCGAGCTTCGTGGTCCAGGCCGGATGCTCGAGCGTGCTCACCACGTTCCGCAGGTCGCCGTCGAAGATGGTGTGCATCCCGTCGCGGTAGCCGACCGAGAGCGAGGCGCGGACGCCGCCGGCGGATTCGAGCTGCGCGCGGTGCGTCGGGTTCATGTTCGTGATCGTGATCTCGGCCTTGTTCGGCGTCGGCCGAAGGGTGCGCTCGACCTTGAACGCGAACCGCAGCCCGTCGATCACGAGGTCTTCGACCCGAAGCTCGGCGCGCCGCTCGAAGAGGACGGTCACGCGGCGGCCTCGTAGTAGACGAGCCGCGAGCGCAGGCCGAGGTCGGTGAGCGTCGGCGGCTCGTGGCTGCCGTCCGGGTTGTAGAGCAGAAGCTCGCCGGGCGGACGGCGCTCGTCGGTCACGAGCGAGAGCAGCGGCCACCACGGCACGAGGGCGACGCCGGTCACGATGGCCACCCGGTCGACGTCGTAGAGGTCGAGGATCCACTGGCCCGATCGCGTGTTCAGCATCAGCCGGACGTGGTACTCGCGGCCGTCGAGGCGCACGCGAAAGCGCGCGTTGCCGGTGTCGCGGGCGATGTCGGGGATCGGGATGATGAGGGCGGCCATCAGAACAGCTCCAGGATCTGAAGGGCCGTCGACCGGGTGGTGCGCGGCGGCGTCTGGTCGGTCGCCGTCGCGGCCTGCGTCGTCGTCTGCCCGGCCTCGGAGTTGCGGTGCCCCCGCGTCGTGCGGGGCCGCGGGGCCTGCGCCGTGCGGGTGGTGACGACGCGGACCTCGCGCGCCTCGATCGTGATCTCGACCCCGTCGCGGTTCATCTCGGGAAACTGCACGTCCGCGAGCACCATCGACTCGTACCGCTGCCGGCCGGTCACGATGGTCACGAGGCGCCGCGCGGCCTGAAGCTCGCGCAGCTCGACGAACACCGCGTCGACCCGCTCCGGGCGCCGGGTGAAGCCGGACACCGCGAAGGGCGCCTCCGTGCTGCCGAGCGTGAGGTTCGCCGACTGCGCCTCGCCCATGAGGTCGGGCATGGCCTCGAGCAGCGAGTCGGTCACGAAGGCGCGCAGGGTCACCGATTGCAGCTCGACGCGGATGTGGTCCGTGATCGTGGCGCCCGTCTCGACCGGGTGGTCCGTCGGCGTGCTCTTGCTCGCGTGCTTCGTTTCGAGGTCGAGCAGCGTGATCGAACGCATCACGCCCGCCTCGTCGGGGTAGAGGATCTGGATCATGGCGCCTCCGCGGTGTCGGCGAGCCCGGCGAGCGCGTCCTCGTTGCTCGCGCGCAGGGCTTCCTCGATGTGGGGGCGGACCGCGTTCGCGAGCTGGTTGGGATCGACGAGCCCGTTGACCCGGACCTCGACGCGCTGGTTCGCGTTGACGGTGCGGCCGGTCGCGCCGCGCGCCGTCGCCGCCGTAGCTGCCGCTCGGGTCGCCGCTGCGGGGGTTGCCGAGGCTGCCGCGGGCGTCCGGCTCAGGGCGTCGTAGTTGACCCCGACGTTCGCGAGCATCGCCCGCATCTCCTCTTGCGCCGCGCCCTGCCGCCGCTGCTCGAAGCTGTCGCCGCCCATGGCCGCCTGCGCCGCAGTCGCGACCATGCCCATCGGCGTCGACCGCAGCGCCAACTCCGCGCCGCCCGAGAGCAGGCGCTTGAGCGGCTCGGGCACCGCGTCCCACATGGAGCCGATGGCGTCGCCGACGTAGCCCACCGCCTCGACCACGGAGTCCCACGCGCCGACGAGCATGGCGACGCCTTCGTGCAGCGCGTCGACGATTACCTTGGTCGTGCCGAGCCCGAACATGCTGTCGATCACGCGCTTGAGCACCGAGTCGCCGCCTTGCAGCGTCACGACGAGGTCGTCGACCATGAGCACCAGCGCAGCGATCGCCGCAGCGACCAGGCCGACCAGCGCGATCTCGGGCAACAGCGCCGCGTTGAGCACCGCCGCCGCTCCGGCTGCCGCGTAGAGCGCGACGCCGACCGCCGCGAGCGCGACCTTCATGTTGTGCGTGTCCGCGACGAGCGGGCGCACGAAGTCGACCATCTGCCGCAGCGCCGGGAGCACCGCCTCGAGGATGGGCTGCGCCGCCGAGACGAACGCGAGCTTCAGCTCGGTGAGCGCGTGCTCCATCTCAAGCGCCTTGCGCGCCGCGTCCTCGGAGACGCCGCCGCCGAGCGCGTTGAACTGCCGGAACAGCCCCTGCATCCCGGCGCGGCCCTGCGCCAGCGTCGGCACGAGCTTGCGGCCCGCGTCGCCGAACAGCTGGATCGCGGCCGCCGTCTGCTCGGTGCCGGGCCCGAGGCGCCCCACCGCGTCGGCCGCCTCGAGCATGAGTTCGTTCGCGTCGCGGACCTGCCCGCTCGCGTCGGTCGCCGAGATGCCGAGCCGGGTGAACAGGTCGCCCGAGCTGCCGCCGCTCGCCGCGTCCGCCGCCTTCTGTTGCAGCTGCCCGACCGCGCCGAGCATGTCGTTCGTCTCGACGCCCGCGGCCTCGGCGGCGAACTGGAGCTGTTGGAAGTGCCGCACCGACAGGCCCAGGGACTGCGCCTGCCGCCCCACGTCCGCCGCCATGGACGTCAGCGCGACGCCGGTCGCGGCGACTGCGGCGGCTGCCGCCAGGGCGAACGTCTGCACGGCGCCGATCGCGTCGGCCCACGTCTTTTTTGTCTCCTCCGCTGCCTTCTTCTGCGCCTCGGTCGCGGCCTCCGCTGCCTGCTCGCTGGCCTGCACCGTCTTCCACCGCGCCTGAATCTCCGCGTCCGTTGCGCCTTCGAGGATCTGTCCGCGCTTCGTGAGTTCTACCGCGGCCGACTGCGTCGCCCGCTTCTGCTCTTTGGCGATCGTCTCGGCGGCTTCCTGCCAGACGGTTTTGGCCTCGGCCGCGGACTGCTTGATCTCGGCGTCGGCCTTGGCGTTGTCGACCTCGACCTTGACCTTGATCTTCAGTTCACCGATCGCGTCGGTCATGGCTCACCTGTCCGCGTGGAGGATGGTTTCGAGGTCCTCGGATACGTCGAGCGCCATGTGGGCTTCGGCCATCTCCGGCAGCGTCCAGCGGTCGCGCAGGTCGGCGTACGGGGCGATCTCGCGCAGCACCAGACGCCAGACGTACCAGTCGAGCTCGGGCGGGATGGCGATGCTCGGCGGCGGCTTCTTCGGGCTCGGGCGATGCCGCCGAACACGGGCCGCCTCTATCCGAAAAAATCGGCGAGCTGCCCGCGGATGGCCTGACCGAGCCACCCGAACTGGAGCTTGAGGCGCCCGCGGAACAGCACGTTCTGCGCGTCGCGCGTGAGGGCACGCCACTTGTCCGAGCCGGGTTCGACCTGCATCTCGGTCACCTTGCCGAGCGCGTCGGCCACCGCGTTCAGGTCGTCCTCGGAGACGTTCGCGAGGATGCCGAGCATGGTGCCAGCCGAGGCCGCGTCCGGCGACGCGAGGCCGCCCGCAGCCGGGCCCAGCATCCGAAGCACGCGCAGGGCGAGCCCGCGCGCCTCGACGCCGCCGAGCATCACCATGCGGAACCGCACCCCGTCGACGCTGAACTCGATCGGCTCTGCACTCATGCTTCACCCCTCACGCGAACTGCGAGTTCCCGCCGACCGTGGCCTGCGAGACGACGACGCCGAGCACCCACTCGCGGGCTTCGACCGTGTTGGAGAGCGTCACGTTCGGGCGCTTCTGGATCCACGCCTTGCCCTGCAAGATCGTGGTCCCCGACGTGTCGCGGATGGAGAGCGCCGAGGCGAACCCGGCCGACGTCGCCGACATCCCCGCGTCCCGAAGCGCCGAGAGCGCGTCGTTCGTCGGCGAGGTTTGCAGAAGGCGGATCGTGACGGTCGCCGTCGGGTCGTAGATGCGCGCGATCCCGACGTCGCCCTTCGTCCCGACCTTGCGCTCGTAGTCGTCCGACGGGAACTCGACGTCGACCATCGTACCGTCGGCGAAGCCCTCGATCACGCGACCGCCGAGGGACACGTCGACCGAGCCGGGGGAGTAGAAATTGGCAGCCATGGGTCAGTCTCCTCAGTACGAGAGGGCGATCTCGAGTTCGACCTTGTGGATGGCGCTGGCGAAGGTGCCGGTCGCCGTGACGTTGCGCAGGATGCGACCGGCCCGGTCCGTCGAGTCGACGTCCGCGAGATCCGGCGCCGTCACCACGCTCGAGCCCGGCACGAGGAAGCCCGTGCGCTCGGCGAGCACCATCCGGTTCTGGACGACGGCCTTGACCGCATCGATGCCCGCCTGCGTGTAGGGCACGCGGCCCGCGCCGGTGATGAAGTCGGCGAGGTCTTCCTGCATCCGCACGCGGAGCCAGTCGGCGCCGTGCTGCGTGTCGATCCACTCGCCGCTTGCCGTGAACCCGCCGCCCGGAAGCGTCGAGTTCGTCGAGAGCACCATGTTCCGGCCCGCGAGGGTCGAGTACCAGTGCGTCCGCACCGAGGCGCCCGCGAGGATGCCCTCCTGCGTCGGCGTGAGCGTGTCGACGTCGACGCCCGCGAGCGTCGCGAAGGCCCACGTCTTCTGGCCCTGGTCCGGGTCCGTGAGCCGCGCCGCCGTCCACGCGATGCCGGCGTACTGCCACGGCTTCGAATGCCAGAGGTGCGCCGTCCGGTCGTAGCTGCCCGTCACGAGCGCCGCGCCGATGGTGCCCGAGCCCAGCTCCGCGCTGTTGCTCGACTGCGCGATGTAGAGCTTCTCGTTCGACTCGACCCACGCGGCGACCGCGGCGATCGCAGCCTGCGAGTGCACGTCGATGCCCACGGCGTAGAAGTCGGAGTCGAGCCCGAGCGCCGCCGTCAGCGCCGTCCCGTAGCCGGGATCCGCCGTCTCGTCGAGGAACACGCCGAGGTTCGTGACCGGCTCGAAGTAGAAGAGCTGCCCGTTCGTGTCGTTCGTGATCGAGATCACGCCCGAGCTGTTGCTCGCCGTGACCGCCGCCGACGAT